GGGATGAATACTTCCTGCCCCCACCACGTAGTTGCAGGTCCCTGGTCCTCTGATCGAGAAAACTTCTTTACCATCGCGCTTAATGCTGATTCGTTCGACGTCTCCGGCGGCGTAGAAATAGTGCCTGCCCTTTGCAGTCTTAGCGATGAGCGGTGATGGTGGAAAATACTCTTCGATGTAGTCAATAACATCCTGGCAGTCTGCATCTACCACCGTTACGTTTGAAGTCAGGATACCTACGTTTGCTTGTGGGTACCTCGTAAATAATTCTTCGATATCGTCTGCTGAATGAGGCGTCTGAAAGACTGCCTCGATTTCCCCTCCCCGATATGCCCCGAAGTGGGGCTTCTTCTCTCTCTCCATTAAAGCAATTATGTTAAACCCGAAATCCCTAAGCTCAGTCGCGCACTGAAGCATCTTGCCACCCTCCATGAATTGGTTCCTCCATGCCAGCTCCCGCTGGCACCAAATTATTTTTAAGCTGCCTCTTCTTCTATTTGCTTTTTCTCCAAGATATCGATGCCCAGAGCTAGAGCTTTACGCATAACATCGGCTCTACTTGCGGACCCCCTCAGGCTGTTCCGTGCCATCCACTTGGTCAGAAACTGGCACCGGTCGCAGATATCGCGGCTCAAATTTAGCATAACTTTCACTACTTGTTCATCATCCATAAAATTCTCCTTGAAAAGACCTCGCGGCATTGTTAGGTAAATATTAAATAAATATCAAGTAAAGAAAAAGCTTTACAATTATTTATTTATGCGTAGAATACGAATTAGGAACCTCATGTGAGTTCCCTAGTGAAAAGGAAAAAACTTATGCAAGACAAGAACTTAATTTATGACGCCGTTAATTTTCTCCAATCCCTCGACGATGACAAGGCAACCTTCCGAAATGGTGTAGGCTTTTCTAAAGCCGATTCCCAGGTGGGCCACATTGCCGCCAATCTCCCCCTAGAATCATGGACCCCGGAATTAACTGCTGAAATCGCAGCGGTCCTTATTAAGTACCTCGATACCCAACTCACTCATTTAGCGAGCCAATGGGTTCTCGATTCCCGCCCCAACCCCTGGCAGAACAGGGGGTGCAAGCGCCCAGAAGGTTACGTTCCCGAAGACCAGCCCTACACTCGCATCGGGGTGTTTGAAACTGAGCATTTGGCAATCTTTGCAGAGACTGACCACAAAGACGAATCCTATAAGAGTTGCTGGCATGCCACGGCTCATCAATATCGGATTTACGAATTAACCGCCGCCGATACCATTCGAGAAGTCGCAGCCGAAGCTCGGGGGCGCGATACTATCCGCGCCACTCACGCCAAGCTTAAAGCCGAAGAGAAGATTGCCCTTTACAAGGCATCCCGGAAAATCACCTGGGAACGATTTGACGGCAGAGAATTCCGCTTTTGTATTTCATGGGATTGGGATGACCCTCAGAAGTACGACATTCTCGCGGCGGTTCGCAAACTTCCGGGTCGCGACTACGTTCCTTATTCGTGGGGCGTTCCGCTCAAGTCGATGCAAGAAGTAAAAGCTTTCGCGGGGGAGTGGAGCTTCGATGTTTCCGCCATTCCCTCAGTGGTTTCCGAAGGTGCGGGTAAAACTCGATTTAGTGAGCCCGAGCCATGTCCTCTACTTAATGAGCACAACCACGATGACCTTTATTTCTATTGCAAATGTAAAGCCGCTTATTGCAACGAAGAGTGTGACAAGGTGGTTGAGTGTGTCTGGGTGGACGACGTTTATTACGGAAAGGTATTTCAAAAGCCACAATGCCCCCATTGCGAGACCGACATTGGCATGTGGGTTACCAAGGATGGCAATCCCGAGCCCACGCCACATCTTCGCGTGGTGCCCGAGCCCACGGTCGAGTACGTCGAGCCTGCCTTCCCTCTCTACCCTCACCAGAATGAGGGTATCAATTATCTTCGAAAGAATAAGAAGGCTTTCTTAACCGATGAGATGGGTCTCGGGAAAACCATCCAGGCTTTGATGGCTCTACCCTCGGCCACTGCTGCGTTGGTGGTTTGCCCTGCTTCACTTAAAGGGAACTGGGCTCGGGAAGTTAAAACTTGGAGACCCGATTTAACCCCGGTCGTACTGAGTGGCCGGGGGAATTTCCGATGGCCATGCCTCGGTGAAATCGTAATTGTGAATTACGAGATTCTCCCCAAAGAAGGCGAAGCCTCTTATTTGAATTGGGAAGTCAATGCGATTGTCGATGAGGCTCACTATCTTAAAAAGTCTAAGGCTGCTCGCACTAAGAACTGGCGCTCGATTAGCCGCGATATCCTAGAGGCGGGTGGCTCCACTTGGGGCATGACTGGTACTCCTCTCGTCACCACCCCCTATGACCTCTATGGTTGTCTCCAGAGCTTCGGTCTCTTGAAGCAGGGCTATGGGAGCTACAATAGCTTTGTGTCTGTCTGGGGCGGCCACAAGGGCCATTATGGCCTTCTTTGGAGCCCGAATCGGATTAATGAGAAGTTGGCTCAAGAAGGGCTGGCTAAATGCTCGTTCGGTCGAAAGCGAATCGACGTTTTGCCTGACCTTCCGTCAAAGCGTTGGACCGAAGTTGAAGTCAAGCTCCCTAAGAGTTGCGGCAAGATTGACCGCGAGTCGATGGACGAACTTGAAGCTTGGTCCAAGGGTGGCCCCACCCCCATCGCTGGTAAACTTGCCGAAGCCCGTAAGGATTTAGCCATCGCCAAGGGGAAGAAAGCTCTTCCCTTTATCGATGAGCTTATCGAAGGCGGCGGCGGTCCTATCGTTGTCTTCTCGGCTCACGTAGCGCCATGCAAAGAGCTTGGCAAGTACGACCGATGGGAATGCATCGTTGGCGATACTCCGGCTGAGAAGCGAGCAGAAATTGTTGAGAAATTCCAAGCGGGACTTATAGACGGAATCGCCGGGACAATCGGAGCAATGGGTGTCGGCCTAACTTTGACCAAAAGCTGCCGCATGGTCTTCATTGACCTCCCTTGGTCAAATTCTGAAATCGCCCAAAGTGAGGATAGAATTTGCCGCATTGGCCAAAAGAATGCTTGTGAGTATTTTCTTATTACTTCCAACTCGGAAGTTGACCAAATTATTCACAAGTCCATCACACGTAAAACTAAAATGACTGACAACGTCGATGCTGTAAGGAGCAACTAATGGATGAAGAAGAAACTGAACTAGAGAAAGCCCAAAAAGAAATTCAGCGGTTGAAGGATTGTATGATGGCTGGGGATGTCGCGTGGATAGAGCACGGTGACCACATAGCGGCAGGACATAGAGAAGAGGTCAAAGAATTAAAACAAGCGTTTCGGGAATATCGAGTCCGAGCGAAAGAGTCAAAAGAAGAAATGATGCTTGAAATTCTCAGAAGTTCAATCGGGGAATGGCAACGCGAACTGTTAAACGTGTACGTGGAAAGCATTGGGAGCAACTAATGAGTGACGACATCAAAATCAATCAAAAACAAATAGACTGGTACATCAGGGCGAGCGGCGGCAAGCTTGACCCCAATAACTCGGTGCTGTGTAAGCCACCAACAAAAGAGGAGAAAAGCAAAATGGATAATGGAGTAACTGAATTAGACAAGCTCTGCCACGCCCACCAACAGGCGGCAGAGGAGGAGAAAAAGGCAAAGGCTCGTCGATTAGAAATCGAAGGGTTGATTGTCGCAATTTCGGACGTACGAGAAGAGGGCTCTTCGGTGACGAAGACTCGCTACTACAAGTGTACTTGCACCGGCAAGCTCACTCGTAAGCTCGATCAGGAAGCCTGGGAGAATATCCGCGATGATATCCCCCTTGAGCTTCAGCCCGTGAAGACGAAGGTTGACATCGACCTTCCCAAGCTTCGGGCAATCGAGAGTGCGAACCCGGAGTTGTTTAAGCTTGTGTGCAATGCCATTGCCACTAAGCCCGCTAAAACATCAATCAAGGTAGAGGTATTGAGCTAATGAGGGCCGCTCAAAGAAAGAAGCTGCCTCAGTTTAAGCAGAAGCCAAAGGAGAGCTGCCATTTCATTTCGTCGGACCAGATTATTGAATACCTGCTCGAATGGGCAGAGTGGAAAAAATGGCGACGGGATATCTCAAGGGGGCAGGATAGCAACGAATTAATAAGATTTTCACCGTCTGAAATTTTAAGACTGATGAAAGAGCTTAAAAGACTTTTAAAAGAGGAGAGCGCAAATGAAGTTGATTAAAACAAACGACCAGGGAATGCATCATCTCAAGATATGCGTTCACGGTGATGCAGGAACGGGTAAGACTCGGCTCTGCGCCACGACTGGCGCAAGGGATGACACCGTCATCATTTCAGCAGAAGGGGGTCTTTTGTCTCTTCGCGATTCTAACATCACAGCAATTGAGTGTTCGAACAAAGAAGACGTGTTGGAAGCGTACGCATGGATTTGTGATTCGGATGAGGCTCGGGGAATTCAATGGGTATGCATTGATTCAATCTCTGAGATTGCAGAGCAGGTTCTTTCTCATGAGAGAAAACAGAGCAAAGACCCTCGCAGAGCCTATGGAGAGCTGGCCATTGTCATGGACCGGCTTATCAAAAGCTTTCGGGATTTGGACAAGCACATCTACATGTCTTGCAAGACTGAACGCATTCAGTCGGAAGCTGGATTAATTTGGGCTCCCTCATTTCCTGGAGCCAAGGTAGGTAATTCAATTCCTTACCTCTTCGACGAATTATTTACCTTGAGGGTGCATCGAGACCCGGAGAGCGGAGATATTAAACGGTGGCTGCAGTGCCAGGCCGATGGCACCTACGCTGCCAAAGATAGAAGCGGAGCTTTGGATATGTACGAAGTTCCAAGTTTAGCACACATTAAAAACAAGATTTTAGGAGAAAACAATGGCTAATTTAGGTGGGTTTAATCCCAACGAGCATGAAGAAGAAAAGTCCTTCGACCCTATCCCTGCAGCGCAGTATGTCGCCATGATCACAGACAGTGATAAGCGAGACACTCGTGACGAAACGCTTTTTATGTTTAATGGAGAAAAGGTTAGAGCATGGTACCTTAAACTTACGTTTGAGATTATCGACGGACCCTACAAGGGTCGTCTCGTCTGGACTAATTTGAATCTGGTGAATAAGAACCCCAAGGCAGTCGAAATTGCCAACCGGAACCTTGCGAGCATTTGTCGTTCGGTTCATCACCTAACGCCGCTTGATGACTCGCAGGCTCTCCATAATAAGCCGCTTAAAATTAAAGTGACTATTCGGGAAGCTCAGAACGGCTACGACGCTAGTAATGAAATCAAAGGCTATTCGCCTGCAGCGGACGCTCCACCACAAGTGGCGGGCGCACCTGCGAATGGTGGTGTCACCCCACCATGGGCAAACCAGGAGCAGAAGAAGGATGGGAATAAACCCCTCCCGTTCTAATTCTAATCTTGGGGGGGCCCGGTTCGCTGCTTGGGCCCCCAATTTTTGGAGAAGAAAATGGCAAAACTACCTGAACGCCCATCTCGCACCCTGGCGATAATCGACGAACGCATAGAGCAGAATTCGCAGGACTGGCGCAGAGCCCATCTGGGGGATTCAATCATTGGCGACCCTTGCGAGCGGCTCCTATGGTACGCTTTCCGGTGGTTCAGCTCCCCAGACTTCCAGGGGCGCATTCTAAGGCTCTTCAGGCGCGGCCAGAACGAAGAGACCACCATCGTAGCCGACCTTCGAATGGCCGGTGTGACGGTCTCTGAGGGCCCCGCAGAGGGTGAGCAATGGCGCTTCTCTTCCTTGGGTGGTCACTTCGGCGGCTCAATGGATGCCGCCATCTTGGGGCTGCAGGAAGCTCCAAAGACTTGGCACGTTGGGGAGTTCAAAACTCACAACAAAAAGAGCTTCGATTTGCTGGTGAAGGAAGGGGTCCAGAAGTCCAAGCCCAAGCACTACGCTCAAATGCAGAGCTACATGCACAAGTCGGGAATGACGAGAGCGGTCTACATTGCCGTGTGCAAAGACGATGACCGCTATTACCTAGAGCGAATCCATTACGACAAGTATTTCGCAGGGGAGCTTCAGGAGAAGGCGGAGCGTGTTATCTTCGCGAATGAGCCACCTCCTCGGTTCTCGGAGCGTCCAGATTATTATCTGTGCAAGTGGTGTTCTCATTATGGGATTTGTCATCAGGGGGAACCGGTCCAGCAAAAGAACTGCCGGACCTGCGAATTCTCCCGGCCATTGGAAGAAGGGGGATGGCTATGCACCCGCTACAGCACTTCTCTGAGTCTTGACGAACAGAAGACTAAAGCGGAGAATTGCCCGAGATACTCTAGGAGGGGCTGATCAGAGGAGGCGGGATGAGATGGGAAAAGGGATTACACCCGAAGAGTGGATGATAGCAGCAGTGGTTCTAATTTCAATTTGTCAAGTCGTGCAAACCTGCGCGGCTGGATAAGAGGAACCCTCGGGTAGTATCCGCATTGGAAGACAAATGCGGTTTCTCCCCCAATGTGCTGCCCGAGGGTTTTTTTGGGAGTGGGCGTGAATACGAAGGCTAAGGGAAACAGAATCGAGCATGAGGCTATGCGCCTCTTAGAATCCGTTGGGTTCAAATGCTGCCGGTCAGCGGCAAGCTTAGGCGAATGGGATATTGTTGGCATCGCACCAGAGTGGTTCGTGGTTGTTCAATGCAAAGCGAATAGATGGCCACCGAAGCCGGAGAGGATATTGCTTGAGAAGTTCACCAACCCAAGCAACTGCATAAAGCTGGAATGGAGACGCGATGATAGAAAGAAACCGAGAGTAAGGCAAGTTAGCGGTAAAAATAGCACCCCCTTGGGGGAAATAGAGGGAATAAACAAACTACTAAACGAGGGGCGCATTCATGAGTCCTGAGGAGCAACAAAATGAAAAAAGAAAACGGGGTAGGGTTTAAAGGATTTTTAATTCCGGCAATCTTGGTGGGGACTGCAGCAACGAGGCTGGCTTCCGGAGGAGGTTACGACCAAATCTGTGTAGCAAATAGCGACAGCACAATTCAGTGTGTCAAAACTAATAGAGTAGAAAAATACATTAGCGCGATGGGGATGCAGGAATTGCAATTACCCAACGCCACTTTTGACATTGACCCCGGAGAGCAAACGGCTCTCTTGGTTTGCGATGAAGGAGCCACCTACCCGATAGGGGTTGACCCTGCGGCACTGGTGGCCGGTACCGATGACTCGGCAGTGTACCAATTTGGGACAGTCCCATTTGCGTGTG